CAAAAAAGATTGCAGCACAGGATATCGTCAACGGCGTGCTGAACGTCGCGTCGGCCGTCGGCATCGGCACGGCGAGTCCGGGGGCTTATCGACTTAACGTTCAAGGAGGAAGTTCGTCTTTTACATACAACGCTGCCAATCAATATGCTGGTGAGTTTTATAACAGCAACGCAACTGGTTATGGGTTGTATGTTCAAGGTGGTGGGGCCGGATCACGCGCTGCGTTAAATGTTTTGGATTATGCAGGCGCAAGCATCCTTTACGCCGGAAACGGAAATAACGTCGGCATCGGCACGGTGAGTCCGGGGGCAAAGTTACACGTTCTTGGATCAAACTTTGTTGGTATTTTTGCGGGAACGAACGCAAATACTGTTTATACGGAATACCGATACAACTCAACAACTACATCGGGTTTAATTGGCAACGGCTCAAGCCTTTTAAGTGCAGCGGCTGATAGCGATTTTATTGTTCGTTCTGAAGGCGCGTTAAAGTTTGCAACTAACGGAAACAATTTCCGCGCAGTGATAGACTCCTCCGGCAACCTCGGCATCGGCACGACGAGTCCGGCTGATACAAACAGTTTTGGACGCGCACTAGATATTCGGAGCAGCACTGGCGCAGCCGCGTATTTCAGAGACTCTGACGACGCGACAAAATATAGCGTTGCTGGATTTTTTGGTGCTGATTCAAATGCGTACTATGGCTCTTGGGGAACCGGGACGGGTGTACTTTTCTATTCTGCTGGCTCCGAACGCGCACGCATCACGGCGGCGGGCTATTTCAAGGCGAGTGATAGCGGGACGTACAGAAATGCGGATGGCGTGTACCATGAATTGCGTAACAGCGATGGAAGCAATCCAACCGTTTTTGTTACAAATTCAAATGCAAGCACCCCGTATGGAATAGCGGTTGAATTTACCGCAGCGGCTCCAGATAACAATACTCAGTTTTTCTTTAGGGCCGAAGATAATGTCGCTATCCGTTGCTATATTTGGGCAGACGGTGACCTCGCAAACCACGACGGCGTATACGGCACCATCTCTGATGAAAGACTCAAGCAAGACATCGTAGATGCTGGCAGCCAGTGGGATGACCTCAAGTCGATTCGGTTCCGTAAATACCGGATGAAGACCGACGTTGAAGCCAACCCAGACGCGCCTGCAATGTTTGGCGTGGTGGCGCAAGAACTCGCGCAAGTCTGTCCCGGCTTGGTTGACGAACACCCGAACATGAAAACGGTGGAAGTCACCGACGAGGAAGGCAACGTCACGCAGACGCAAGAGCCGGACGGCACCACGACGCTGACGGTGAAATCGTCCATCCTGCTGATGAAGGCAGCAAAAGCCCTGCAAGAAGCCATGGCGCGTATCGAACAGTTGGAAGCCGACATGGCTGCGCTGAAGGCTAGTGCATGAACACCGGCCTACTGATCCTCTATGTCCTTCTGCAAGCCGCTGACGTTTACACGACGCTTACCGTGCTGAAGCAAGGCGGGCGGGAACTGAACCCAATCCTCGCCAAGTTGTTCACTCGCTTCGACCCGTTGCCTGTGATGGTCAGTCTGAAACTCGTTGGCGTGTGGGCGTTGTGGTGGGTCAATTCGTGGATGCTCACGCTCGCGGCGTGTGTGGTGTATGCGTATGTCGTTAATCGCAATTATTGGGAAATCAAAAAATGATTGACTACAACTGGAACATTTCCCGTCTCGACTGCCTGCCGCAGTCCGAGCAGGGCGCGGATTACGTCATCGTGGCGCATTGGCAGTGCAATGGCTCCGAGGATAACTACAGCGGATCGGTCTACAGCACGGCTTCTTTCCAGCCGTCTGGCGAATCTTTTATCCCTTATGCCGACCTCACCAAAGACCAGGTGCTCGGCTGGATCTGGGCGAGCGGTGTAGACAAGGACGCCACAGAGGCGGCGGTGGCGCAGCAGATTGCGAACCAGAAGAATCCGCCGATTGTGTATCCTCCCTTGCCGTGGGTGCAGTAATGCAAGATATCGAATTGAAGGTTGAACTTTCCGAGGCCGTTGCAATCGTCAATATGCTCGGCCAGTTGCCGACGTCCTCCAACGCGCATGGCTTGTGGTTAAAATTGCGCGAACAGGTCGAGCCGCATCTGCCGAAAGATGACGCGCCGAAGCAGTAAGTCGAGCGGGGTGGTCTATGGCTAATCTTTTTGATTCCGCAAACTACCCCACGCGCGAGCCTGCCTCCTTGCAGATCGGCGATCTGTGGGCATGGAAGCGCACTGATCTTGTGACGGACTACCCGTCCTCGGCTTATAGTCTGTCTTACGTGCTGCGCCGCGAGATTACCGGCGAGCGTATTGCGATTAGCACGACAGGCTCGACGACGGCGTACACGGTCGAGGTGGTATCAAACACGACCGACGATTACGAGCCGGGACGGTATCACTGGGTGGCATACATCACCCGCACGTCGGACTCTGCCCGCGTCGAGGTTGATCGCGGCGTTTTTGACATTTCGCCGAATCGAAGTACAGATTCTGTTGATCCGCGCTCGTTCGCACAGATCGCGCTCGACAACATCGAGACCTATCTTAAAGACCCGACCAACATTGCAGCCGCGTCCTACTCAATTGCGGGCCGGTCGCTTTCGCGCTGGAATCGCGCCGATCTTTACGTCGAGCGCGAGCGGCTGAAGGGTGAGGTGGTGCGCGAGCAGCGAGCCGAGCAGATTCGCAAGGGTCTCGGCACCAATGCCACCATTCGCGTGAGGTTTTCGGCATGAGCATATTGGATATCTTCAAGCGCACGCCAAAGCCCTCTCGCAAGCGAGGATTCGAGGCCGCTAACACCGGCCGATTGTTTAGCGACTGGATGACCCAGACCAAGACCGCCGACAGCGATCTGCGCTACGCTCTGCGAGCGATGCGCGCGCGGTCGCGCGACCTTTGCCAGAATAACGATTATGCGCGGCGGTATCTAAACCTAGTCTCGACGAACGTAGTCGGGCCGAAGGGGATAACGCTGCAAGTACGCGCTCGAGAGTTAACCGGCGCACTCGATCAAATTGCGAACCAGCAACTAGAGGCAGCGTTCTACGCATGGGGCCAGCCTGGCGTCTGCACGGTCGATGGTCGGCTGTCGTGGATTGACGCGCAGCGCGTGTTCATCGAATCGGTTGCGCGCGATGGCGAATGCTTTGTGCTCTTTGTTGAGGACAACGCAAACCCATTCCGATTCCGCCTGCAGTTCATCGATCCCGACTTGGTGGATCAAGACAAGAACGAGATTCTCGCTAATGGCGGGCAGATTCGGATGGGCATCGAGGTGGACGCTGCGGGTAGGCCGATTGCTTACCATGTCCGCGTGCGTCCGCCCGATGATTACCAAGTAGGCAGCACGAACCCGCGCACCGAGCGCATTCCGGCTGATCGGATGATTCACGCATTCCGACCGGATCGCATCGGGCAGAATCGCGGCTCACCGTGGACGGCTACGGCAATGACGCGCCTCAAGATGTTGGGCGGATACGAAGAGGCGGAACTTGTCGCCGCGCGTATCTCGGCCAGCAAGATGGGCTTTTTCGTTAGCGAAAGCGGCGATGAGTACCAAGGCGATGGAAACAATCCCGACGGCTCGCTGTCGATGGACGTGCAGCCTGGGCAGTTCGCGCAGTTGCCTGCTGGCGTAGACTTCAAGTCTTACGACCCGCAGCACCCGAGCACGGCTTTCCGTGACTTTGAGAAGGCGATGCTGCGCGGTATCGCATCGGGCCTCGGCGTGTCGTACACGTCGCTGGCGAATGACCTTGAGGCGGTGTCGTACTCAAGCATTCGGCAGGGCTTGCTCGAGGAGCGCGATCACTGGCGGATGGTGCAGAATTGGGTAATTGAACACTTCTGCCAGCCAGTGTATCTGCGCTGGCTGCGGCAGACGCTCGATGCTGGCGTGGTCAATCTGCCCGCAAGTAAGTTTGTCAAGTTCAGCGCGACGATCTGGGTGCCTCGTGGCTGGCAATGGGTTGATCCTCGCAACGAAGCAGAGGCACAGATTCTTGCTATTAACAATGGCTTGATGACAAAGACACAAGCCCTTGCAGAGCGTGGCCTAGACCTTGAGGACGTTTTGCTTGAGCAGCAAGCCGAAACTGAATTGAGCGATAAGATCGCCCCAGACAGTGCTGGCGCTGTAGCGAGCGATGCCGAGCAGGCATTTACTGGCGTGCAGATCACTGCAATGATCGACGTACTGCAAAAAGTACGCGAAGGAATATTGCCGAAGGAAAGCGCGATTCAGATTCTGATTCAGTCTTTCCCAATCAGCGCAGAGGATGCTCGAAAGATGGTCGATCCCATCGAGCCTGCGGAGTTCTTTTTAGAACCCGCGCCTGCAAGTGGGGTGACAAATGGCGGCTAACTACGACATCGTTTGTGATCAAGGCGCAACTTTCACGCGCATTTTGACGTGGCAGGATTCATCGGCCAATCCGGTGAACTTGACGAGTTATACCGCGCGAATGCAAGTGCGTGCGACGGCTGACTCATCCAGCGTGCTGCTGTCTCTGACCACAGAGAACAGCCGCATTACGCTCGGAGGTGCTGCTGGAACGATCACGCTTTTAGTCTCTGCGACCGATACGGCTGCGGTGGCTGCGGGCGAATACGTATATGATCTTGAGGTGATCTCAAGCGGCGGCACGGTGACGCGCCTTATTCAAGGGTGTTTCACGGTTGACGCGGAGGTCACTCGGTGAGCACGAGACTAATCGTTAACGAAACAAATCAGAATTTGATCGTTAACGACTCATCTACAAATATGGTTGTGGATGAGCAATTAAACTCGGTCATCATCGAGGAAAGCGAGACCGAGGTGATCGTCCGCACCGGCTGGCCGGAAGCGGCAAAGAAGGGCGCGAACAGCGACATCACCTCAATGAACGGGCTGACCGGCGGTATCGCCACGCCCGACTATATCGACTTTGATACGACCGCAA